TCCTTGATGATGACCCGGAATTATAGGGCGTGACTCTTTCACTTACTTAGTCGCGAGATTAAGTCTGGAAACGCAGATCGCGCCTAATGACTTACTCGAACTTGATTCGAGAATGTTCAAGGCTTTATTACAGGCTATGAAAGATCGAAACAAGGAGATAAAAGATGCCAGTCGCAGTAAAGGGCGCAGTCGCACTTCGTAAAGCCTTGAGGCAGTTCACACCTGATTTAGCCAAGCAATTACCTAAAGAAATGGCGATAGCCCTTAAGCCTGTTGTAAAGACAGCTAGGGGCTATGCGCCTTCTGAAAGCCAGATTCTGAGTGGCTGGAAGCCTCGACAAATGGGTGAAGGTAGATTCCCTACCTATAACGCTTCGATGGTCAAGGCTGGCATTGGTTACAAGACAACACCTTCAAAACCTAATCGCCGTGGCTTTAGATCGTTAGCGCGTTTGTTCAATAAGACTGCTGCTGGTGCGATCTATGAAACTGCTGGGCGCAAGACTCCAGGTTCAAGATTCGTGCAGAATCTAAACAGCAAGAATCCATCTGTAATGAAAGGCACTGGCAAGCTAGAAGGTCGTGCGCTTTATCGTGCTTATGAAGAAGATCAAGGCAAAGCCCAAGATGGCGTATTGAAAGCCATTGAAAAAGCAAAGATTAAGTTGAACCAAAGAGCAACGGTGGTTGGATAATGCCAAACATTCTAATTGATTTAGCAGCTGAGTTTACTGGCAAGAAAGCCTTTGATAAGGCTGGCAAGTCCACCACAAGTTTAGAAAAAAGTGTCAAAAGCCTTGGTCGTACATTCGGCGTAACCTTTGGCACTGCTGCTGTATTAGCTTATGGCAAAGCCTCTGTGAAGGCTGCCTCAGAGGATATTAAAGCCCAGAAGCAGTTAGCCTTGGCTCTTAAGAATGTCGGCTTAGAACGCGATGCAGCGACTGCTGAAGGCTATATTCAGAAACTCGAATCTGAGTTTGGCGTAGTCGATGACAAGCTGCGCCCTGCTTATGCTTCCCTAGCGATTGCCACTAAAAACACTGCTGAAACCCAGCGCATTCTTGGCATTGCTTTAGATATTTCAGCAAGCACAGGTAGAGATCTTGAATCCGTAGTAGCCGCGCTAAGCAAGGCCTATTTAGGAAACAACACAAGTTTAGGCAAGTTAGGCGTTGGTATTGCCAAGGCCGATCTAAAGACTAAGTCCTTCAAAGAGATCACAGATCAACTGGCTGTTACCTTTGCTGGTTCTGCTCAGGCTTCTGCTGATTCGTTTGCAGGATCGATTGACAAGTTAAGTATTGCTTCAAACAATGCTAAAGAGATTATTGGTACAAGCCTTATAGGTGCTTTGACATCTTTGGGCAATGACAAGAGCATTGACAATTTAAGCACCAGCATCGAAGGTGCTGCCAAGTCACTGGCTAACTTTATTGATTCTGTTGTTTATCTTAAAGGCCAACTGGCTTCGATACCGGGTGCTGGAATCTTTACATTTTTAGCAAGTGGCTTAGGTGATCTGCTTGGCAGATTTAGCCCACAGCGTTTAGCCGAATTAGTCAAGGCTATCAAGGGATTCCAAGGCATGGGCAATGTTGCCATGACTGGCGGATCTAACATGGATCTTCAAAAGTATGAAGCAAGTCAAAAGAAGTTATTAGCCATTCAAAATAAGAACAATAAAGCAGCAGCTACTGCAAAGACTAAGGCCGATCAGTTAGCAGCTTCTAATGCAGCCAAACTAGCCAAGGCTCAATCAATTTTTGACATCGACAAGATTCAGATCGAAGCCGCGCTTAAAGGCAAGATTACAGATGAAGAAACTCTACGCTTTCAATTACAGCGCGCAATTCTCAATGAAGACTTTGATTTAGCCAATAAATTACAGAAGCAACTAGAAGCCTCACAGCGAGCCACAGCAGCCCTGCAAGGGCAGATTAATACTATCAAGCCGCCAACCAATCCTTTCACTGAAATGCTAACAAGTCTGACAGCAATCGCAGCACTTCTAGGTACAGTAGGCGGTGCGACAGCTATAACTGTTCGTAAGCCAGGTGGTGGAGTGCTTGCTTTAGAGCCTGAGGATCTTGCTCCTGTAATTGAAACTCCAAAAATACCACCAACAAATAAAGTACCAGTTCCAGTTATTGTTGAGCCAACTCCGACAGTGCCAGCGACTAACAACCAATTTGCGGGCCTTGGCGGTATGTCTGATCTATATGGATTCTCACTGCCAAGTTATTTGCAAGGCACTATTCCACAGAATCAAGCACCAGTTACAGTCACTGTAAATGTTGAAGGATCGGTAATTGCTCAACAAGAACTAGTCAAGGTTGTAAACGATGCAGTAGTAACTGCAAACACTCAAGGCTTAAGCGTTACTCGCCCTGGTGGTATTAGGAGTGATGAAGGGTGACAATCCCAGTAATTAACGCCATCATCAACTTTTCAACAGGTGCTGGCTTTGCCTCGCCTATGATTCTTGATTCAGGCGTGTTGGGAGTCAATGCTCTTGCTGACAGCACAGCGGTCACGGTCGATGTATCTAATCAGGTAGATTCGATCAAAACCACGCGCGGTCGCACAGCTCTTTCAGACATATTCCAGACTGGCACAATGAGCCTTCGGATCATTGATCAGAATGGCGACTTTAACCCGATGAACCCAGCAAGTCCTTATTACAACTTGCTAAATCCAATGCGTAAGGTAACTATAACTGCAACTTGGAATGGCACTACTTACCCAATCTTTGCTGGGTACATAACTTCTTATAATACGACTACCCCTCGCGATGTCGGTGAAATTGTTTACACAACCATTCAAGCGGTTGATGGCTTCAGATTATTCCAAAACGCTCAAATAACCACAGTGGCTTCTGCTACAGCTGGTCAAACTACTGGCACTCGCATTGGCAAAATCCTTGATGCGATCGGCTGGCCTTCTGGTATGAGGGACGTTGATTTGGGGCAAACGATTGTCCAGGCAGATCCTGGCACATTAAGAACTTCTTTAGCTGCAATGCAGACAGTCACCAGCACTGAATATGGTTCTTTGTATATGGACGGATTTGGCAACGTAGTTTTCCAAGACCGCCAACTTACTTCATCTAGCGTGGCTGGCACTCCAATTGATTTTAATGACAATGGCACTGGTATCTCATACAACAACGCTTTATGGAAACTTGACGACACGCTGATATTTAACAAGGTCAGCGTTACTCGCACAGGCGGCACAGCTCAGGTAGCGAGCAATCAAGACTCGATCGATAAGTATTTTCTGCACTCATATCAAGAGCAGAACCTTTTGATGGAAACCGACACAGAAGCTCTTGACAATGCTCGAGCATTCTTGGCTTCTAGGCAAGAAACATCGATTCGTTGCGATGCAGTTACTCTGGATCTCTACACTGATAATTACGATGCTGGCATCACTGCCGCTTTGGATCTTGACTTCTTTGATCCAATAACAGTAACCACAACTCAACCGGGTTCATCAACCCTAACCAAGACTTTGCAGGTATTTGGCGTGTCACACGACATCAAGCCAAGTAACTGGAAAACTGTTCTGACCACACTTGAACCAATCATAGATTCGTTTATACTTGATTCAACATTATATGGAGTGCTGGGAACCAGCACCCTTTCTTACTAAGGAGATCAAATGGGAGCACCATTAGGCTTCAAGACATTCGCCACAGGTGATGTTCTCACAGCCGCAGACACAAACGGATACCTCATGCAGGGAGTCTGGACATTTGCTTCAGCTGCTGCTCGCGATGCGGCTGTAACTAGCCCACAAGAAGGCAATTTTTGCTATCTTAAAGATACAAATGTTACACAGTATTATTCAGGTTCAGCATGGACAGCAGTTGGCGGTTCTACACCTACATTCGTGGGTGCGAACGCTACTAAGACTGCTAACCAATCTTTAGCAAATGCTACTTTAACTGCAGTTACATTTGATGGTACTGACATTTTAGATAGCAATAGTTTTCACAATCCTTCATCGAACAATACAAGGATGACAATTCCAACAGGTTATGATGGTAAGTATTTAATTCAAGCAACTGTAGAATTTGCTTCAAATACAACAGGCGGCCGAGAACTTCAAATTTACAAAAATGGTACAACAGTTTTGCAATACGTTACAACGGATGCAGAGGGCTCATTAACTATTGCCATTTCGGGAACTTTTGGTTTAGTCGCCACCGATTATGTTGAAATCAGAGCTTATCAATCATCAGGCGGTGCGCTTGATATTTGGGCAACTAACAGCGGTTATACAAACGCTACTTCATTTCAAGTCACTTATTTAGGAGCATAAAAATGAGTTTATATGATGAGATTATTGCGGTTTATCCTGAATTAACTATTGATAATTTCGGCGTAAATGGATGTATTGCATTATGGGATGATTCTGACGGCAAAGGTGCATACATACAAAAATGGGAATACTCAAAGTCAATTCCAACTGGTCTTAAATTAGGCAAATGAAGCCAAGACTATCCAAGTGCGCGATCCAGTTAAGAGAACAGATTGACGACACCTTCGGAGATCGAGATCGAACTTCTGATGGTTGGATCGGCGATACTCGACACAGCGCGCGCCCTTCAGATCACAATCCTGATGCTAACGGCTGGGTTCGTGCCATCGATGTCGATCGAGATCTTTCAGGCAAGGCTAAACCAGACCTCATGCCAGATCTTGCGGATCAGATTCGTGTCTTTGCAAAGTCTGATAAGTCAAAGCGCATCAGCTACATCATCTTCGATGGAAAGATCGCAAGCCCAATCCTTAAATGGAAGTGGCGCAAATACACAGGCATCAACAAACACACGCAACACTGCCATATCTCGTTTACGAAAGCGGCTGACCTTAATGGTGAGTTTCTTCAAATACCTATGATCGGGGGATCACAATGAAAGATCTACAAAACGCGTTAGGCTCATGGGGCAGAGCATTCTTGGTTGCAGTTATCTCTATGTACGCAGCTGGTGTCACTGAGCCTAAGGCTCTTATCGCCGCTGGTGTTGCATCGATCATTCCACCAGTATTGCGATACCTGGATCCTAAAGATGAACTCGGAAGAAAATGACACAGGGCGAGTTCTTTCAGCTCTATATTGCCACGCTTGTG